TTTGTTTGGCCTCTTCGGCTCTGCGTTTTGCTTCTGCTTCTTGTTGAGCTTTGCGAGCAGCATCTTGTGCGGCTTTAACAACAGCTTCTGCTTCAGCTTTCTTTTTGGCTTCTTCGATTGGATCAACAGGAGCATGGGCGCCAAGTTGTTCTCTTATTGCTTTTGCTTCGGGAGTTCCTTCTTGAGCCTGTGAAAGTTGTTGTAATAGCTTTGCCTTACGGGCTCTGCTCATAAATTTAACTTTGCTTGACATATTTGTCTCCTTGTGATATTATACTAAATAGTATCATTTAAAAGAAAAACCCCCAACCATAAGGAAGGGGGTTCTTACAATTACTTGACAACTAAGAACTACTAAACAGTTCCGTAAAGCGTGATAAGGATTTTACCTTTTGTATATGCAGCATCTGTAGCATCTCCACAAACTAAATACAAAAACTTGTCCGCCGGAAGTACAACATCTACAATAAAACCAGTATGATTACCTAAAGTAAGATCACCACTGTTTATTAACTTAACTGGGCTTGTTAAGGTAGAAGCCGCAGCATCTTCAACACCTGCATTGTTATCAGCATAATACAAATCAATGTCTGGATCGCCTCCAGCAGGAACCTCAAGACACTGTATTGTACCAGCTGTGACGGTACCATTAACTGCCGTGGTTATCTGACCTATTGAGCATCCTGTTTGGCCTTCTTTACCTATGATATCATCAGCACCATTACCGGAGCTTAATCCTGTAAGGTCAATGAAAATTTGAGTAGTAATTATTTTACCTACTCTTAATACACCATATTTAATTACTGTTCCGGTTCCAGTTGTAATAGCTGCTCCGGCTGACATCGGTTCAACGGTTGCTAATGAAGCTGCACCTGTTGTACTAAGTGTCACTGCATTGGTGATTGTTGGATTTGTCAATGTTGAGTTTGTGAGATCAAATCTCTATCTACTGTTTCTAGCAGTTTTTCCATTCGGCCTAAGCCCATTCTTCGATTTCCCATAATATTTCTCCTTTTTTATAATTATGGACCCGTTTTCTGGTCAGTTTCTACCAGCCCCATTCCGGTAGAGACAGTGAGCAGGGGCCTCGCTCAAAGGAGACCAGAATTCAAGTCGTAGTAATTAGTATCTAGAAATAGAAAAGCCCCAAATCCGAAGATAAGGGGCATTTCATTTTAAGGTTATCTTCTTACTCAGTCAAGGACTAAGCTCCAGATTCGCCAAGGAGACCACGAATGATAACAAGACCGTACATATCAGGACGTACCATCTTCTTAGCATAACGAGTCATTACGCCTTTACGAGGAACAAAGTCTTCTGGTCCGAAGATAGTTGGAGTTACTTGTAGAGGCACATAAGGTGCATATACGTAACCTGATTCTAAGAAAGAACCACCTTTACGTCCAACGAGCATTAAGTTACGAGGGAAGTAAGGGTCAACGATAACGTCGAACTTGCGAGAAAGACTTCCAGACTTAACAGCACCGATGTCGCCTTTATCAGCGTCAGCAGTTACGTTAGCACGGAATCCAGAGGTGAACTCAAGGATATTAGCACCTTCAGGAGAACAAACGATATAGTTAGCTCCGCCACGAAGTGTCTTTCTGTGAATTTGAGCAGAAACATCATTAATAGTTTCAATAAGAGTCTCGTACCATTCAGAAACAGTTCCGGTGAAGTCAGGAGCAGCAGAAGTTGCACCAATCTCAGCACCAGTTTCTCTGTTTACGAACAATCCGGGAGAACGAGCCCAATAGTAAGTAGCAGCAGTTGCGCCGTTTACAAGGTCAGCAAGGATCTCACGGTCAATCTCAAGAGCAATTTGCTCAGAAAGAATAGAAGTCAATTCAACCTCAGCATCGATATTGTGATAAGCATTCAAATCTTGACCCAACTCAGGTGTCCACTTAGCTTTAAGCTTCTTGGTTTGAGCTGTGATCGCAGTTGAATCAACCTTGATATCGATCTCTGGGATTTCTTCTAATGCTTCCATTGCAAATAAATTACTAGTTGAACCAACAGCTCCAACTGTATCAGAAGCCGGAATACTGTCCTTAATTGGGAAAGTCATTTCAGCAGCAGTTAAACCTGCATCCAAGTTGGTAGATGCTTGGTTAGCAGCATTGGCAGTAGGAATTGTAAATACAAATCTAATAGAATCACTAGTAGCATCCGCAGGGACATTATCAGCTTGTGCTGGTCTTACACGATCAGATAGTCGACGAATTTGAACAGCAGTATTAGCTGTAACGTTAGTAATAGCAGTATTGAGACCTGTTGCGCTAATTTGAAAAGCAGAAAGGTTATTAAAATCTGCCACTCCATCATTCGAGACAATATTTGCCGGATCAACATCTAGAACAACAACTTTCTGACTGCTGTCTGTGATAGCTAAAAGATCTGGATCATATTGAATTCTCTTCTTGTTTGCTTCGGAAACAGCACCATCAAGTGTAAAGACTAAAGCCTTATTCTCAGCTGAACTTCCAGCTAAAACAGCACTCAAACTTCCACTTGGAGATGCATAAGCATAACCAACAGAACCATCACGACCGGGACCAGATAGGCCAGCCTTTGAAGTAGAATTGATCAAACCAACACCATCGATGATCCCAGCACCAACTTTATCAGTTCCATAGATAGATTCACCAGCGACGTTACCCATTCGAGGTGAAGCAGAACCAGCACCATTTCCAGCATCTGGTGAATAAACAAAGTCAAGGAAGAAGATCAAACCAGATGGTAAACTCATCGGTTGAACACTTACAAGATCATTTGCAATAAGTCCGGCGAATACTCGACGAACGATAGGAAAAGCTACAGCAGCAAAACCTTCAACATCACCAGCTGCGAGTGAGCTAGATTCACGAAGTAATTCTTTTGCTTGGTTTTCCAAAAGACGAGCCATTGTCGCCTGTTGACGGCTTGTTTCCAAACCCTCTAGAAGTCCAGTTGAGGACCACTTATTTAGAAGTGCACTGCCTTCCGCTTTCATATCACGGTTGACGATACCTTCTGTCAATTTTTCTATAATAGACATTTTTATACCTCCTTAATTGTATTTTTAGTCTAGGCCTGCAAGCTTTTTCATTCTATCAGAGAAAGAATGGTTTTCACTTAAAGTCTCTTGCTTGCGGCGTGGCATAACGTGGGAAAGATTTGATCTTCGATTTACGGACTCACTAAGTGATTGTGGAGACTTTTTGTTTGCTCCCACTGTAGCTTCTTTAAGGGTCTCGTACAAAGACTTTGCTTCCTTTATTGTTTGTACCTTAGCGATGACTTCGACAATTTTTGACTTTTGTCGCTCATTCAAGGAGGCATCGCTTAAAACTTTATTTGTATATAGTAAACGGGCATTGCTAATCAATGCTTCTTCAAGCTTGTCTTTCATATCTGCAACTGCACTATGAAGCTTGTCTTGATTTGTTTGATAAGTTGCTAATGAGTTCTTCAAGCCTTCTAGCTCTCCGGTCAACTGATCAGCCTTATCTTTATATTCATCTGAGTGGCGTTTAGCCAATTCTAATTCTTGGTCATATTTTCTTGTAGCATCATCTGTTACAAAATGTCCGTGCTTTTCTGCTCCGACATCAACAGTAAGAGCTTCGTCAATAATCTCTTCGTTACCTTCTGTCTCTTCTAAGATCGCGAGAAGTTCTGCAATCATTTGTTCTTCATCACTTTGAGACTCTTCCAATAGCCCTTCTAAGCCTCCTACTTCATCAGCAGGGGGTAGAGCAGGCTCTTCGCCAAGGCCCAACTCACCGGCAAGGTCAGCTGTTGTCTCGGTTGATTCTCCAGCAGATGCAGGATCTGCTTGTGCTTGATCTTTAATATTTTCCAAGTCAAGTTTGAAGTCTTCTGGATTGAATTCGAATTCCAATTCCATTTCAACTTGATCATCTGTTCCCATTCCGGGATCTGATGCGTAAGGAATATCAAACTGCATATTACCACCAACGGCAGCAGCATCGTCTGCAATTTGCTCCTTGATAACTTCTTTACCTTCTAAAAGAGACTCGACAGCAGCCTTGATTTCTGGTGCGTACTTCTCAATTACGGATTGTTCAGCATTCTTGAGTGCTGCTTCGCGCAACGCCTGAGCGTCGACAATTGCTTGTTCTAACATTGATGACATTAATACATCTCCTAATAAACGTTTATCAACAATAAATAGTGATTACAAAGAGAAAAAGACTATCAATCTAAATTGTGATGATATACGCTTCTTAATCTACCAAGTCTGATAGTTTTTCTGATGAATCATATATAGCTTGGATCTCAGCAGCAGATAGTGCAGAAGTCCAATGAGCAAATTCATCAATACCTTCAGCAAACACTTGAGAATCATTTCCATCATATGCTCCAAGTTCTTGAACGGAAGTTGTGACAACCG